GTCAGATCAAGTTAAGTGAGAATTTATGCGCGATTATTTTAAAATTGCGCTCCAGTATTGCCAAGACGTGCGCTCTGGAGTGCGCGTTGCAGGTCAGTTAGAAAAACTTGCAATCAAACGATTCTTATCAGATTTGGCAAGGTCGGGATTTAAATCAGATCAAGTCGATGAAGAGACTCAGAGCCTACTACAAAACATAAAATTCAAATCAAAACCTGATATTGATTTTGAGTATGAACTGAGTTTAGAGCGCGTTACCCATGCATGTAAATTTGTTGAAGCTTGTCCACATGTAAAAGGGAAGTTGGCCAAGGTTAAACCTGATGGCACTCGACATAAGTTGATCCTTGAACCATGGCAAATATTCTGCATGATGAATATTTTCGGCTGGGTAGATTCTGAAAATAAACGTCGATTTTTATATGTCTATATTGAGGTCGCAAAGAAAAATGGAAAATCCACTTGGTTGGCTGCCGTTGCCTTGTATTTGGCGTTTATCGACGGTGAAATGGGTGCTGAAGTTTATACCGCTGCGACTTCGCGTGATCAAGCAAAGATCGTATTTGAAGATGCAAAAAAAATGGTGGAATTCTCACCAAGAATGCGTTCGAACTTCGGTATTGAATTTTCGCTTTATTCTGTTTATCAGACAGAAACAAACAGTACGCTTAAAGCGCTATCACAAGATCGGGGCGGAACAAAAGACGGTTTGAATGTTCATGCGGCAATTATTGATGAGCTTCATGCTCATAAAACTGCTGATATGTATGACATTGTGGCAAATGGTGTAGCTGCGCGTGAAGAGCCTTTGATTTTAGCCATTACCACTGCTGGTGATGACACCACAACCAAGTGTTATCAAGAAAGGCAAGTTGTTGTTGATATTTTGCGTGGTAAAGCTGTTCATGATCAGTATTTCGGGATGGTGTTCTGTTTAGATCGTGGTGACGATTGGCAAGATCCTAAAGTCTGGCCAAAGGCAAATCCAAACTATGGAATTTCAGTTACTGAAAAATATCTACATTCTGTTTTTGAAAAAGTCAAAGTAAGTCCTAAGCAAGAAGGTATCACTCGACAGAAACATTTAAATGAATGGGTCGGGGCTGTAGATGGCTGGATTGCACCTTCAATTTGGGAGGCTGCCAAGTCAGAAATATCAGAATCTCATTTCAAGGGACAAGTCTGTTTTGGAGGTTATGACTTAGCAAGTCGCCTTGATTTGGCTGGGTGGGGACGGTTACGACCACGTTTACAAGATGGCAAGATTCACTGGCATATCTTTGCAACGCCATATATCAATGAGCGTGTTGTTGATACAAAAGATGCGATTAATGGTGAAAAGCGACCAGATGAATATCCTGTTTGGCGTGATCAAGGTCACTTAATCGTTACACCAGGCGCATCCACTGATTTTGATCGAATTCAACAAGACATTGAGAATTTTCATATTGAAAATTCATTTTATGAGTTGGGACATGATCCATACCATGCAGCACAATTGACTTCGAATTTGATGGATCAAGGGATTAATGTCATTGAGGTACCACAACAAACTCAATATTTGTCTGAACCCATGCGCTGGCTTGAGCAATTACTAGCTGAAGGACGGTTGCATCATGATGGTGATCCTGTCTTACAGTGGTGTGTTCTGAATGTTGTTGTACGCCCTGATGCTAAGGAATGTATTTTCCCTCGGAAAACTTCACCCGGTAAAAAAATTGACTTGGCTATCGGGATGATTATTGCTGCTTCACGGGCAATGCATTACGACGATGAAAGCGTATTTGAATTAGTACCTGGTGATCATCTAGATGATTGGGATGTTGATGATTACATCAAAAATATGGTTGTGGGGCGACGATGACAGCACAAATTGCAAAAAGTCGGCTGTTTGAGTGTCTTGAAAAGGACAAAATCCAGCGGGCGATTAATGAAACCAAAGATATTCAGGGGCGTAGTACAGGTCCTGAAAGTCCAAAACGTGGAGTTTTGATTGATTTTCCACGTTCAAATAGCCGAATAGCCAACACGGCTACCTTCGAACGAGCAATGACACTTTCAGCAGTCTTTGCATGTCATAAAATCTTGGCTGAAACAGTTGCAAGTTTACCGCTTGAAATGTTCGTTTTTGATAAAAATCGGCATCGTAAACAGATATTTGATCATGATTTAGCGCGTTTATTTCGTAATAAACCGAATGATGATCAAACAAATATTGAGTTTAAAGAAACATTTATGCTGAATTTAATCAGTGGAAATGTGTATGTGCGGAAATATTATTACCACAAGCAGCTTAATCAGCTTGTAGTGATCAACAATGCTTCTGTTTTACCAAAATTGAATGATAAAGGTAAAAAAGAGTACCACATCACTTATTTTGATGGAAAAAAGGAAATCTTAACTGACAATGAAATTTGGCACGTTAGATTATTTGGTACTGGCTTGGTTGGAATGTCGCCTTTGGCATTTGGTGCTAGATCAATCGGTATTGGGTTGGCAACCGATGATAAAGTCGGACGAGTCATGGAAAATGGTGCAAAACCTTCAGGTACGCTCTCTACTGATAAAACTTTAAAGAAAGAACAGCGCCAAGCACTTCGTGAGGAAATGTCTGATCTTGTTTCTGGAGATGATTGGTTTCTTCCAGTGCTTGAAGGTGGCTTGAAATTTGAAAAAATTAGTTTAACACCTGAAGATATTGAACTTTTATCAACTAGACGTTTTACAGTTGAGGAAGTTTGTCGTTTTTATGGTGTTCCAAGCGTATTGATTAACGATACCAGTGGTTCAACGGTATGGGGTAGTGGTATTGAGCAGCTTGTGGAATCATTTTATCGGTTTGGATTACGTCCTTATTTTGAGCGCATTGAAGAGTCGGCAAGGTTAAATTTATTGGACCGTGTTGATTGGGATACCTTTGAGTTTGAATTCAAGATCAAGGACCTTTTACGTGCCTCAATTGCTTCCCGTATTGCCAATAATAAAGTACGGATTGAAAGTGGTCAGTCCACGATTAATGAAGTACGGATTGAAGAAGGTTATGCACCAGTTGATGGTGGAGATAATTTAATGGTTGCAGCTCAGTTATTGACGCTGGATCGTGTTATTGAGGGGCAACGAGGTGAACAAAAAAATGAGCCGTAATCATTTAAATATGCGAGATGCACAAGTGCAAAAGCCGAATGTACAAATTCGGCTTTTGCCATTTTCAGATGTCAAATTAAGATTCGATGAAAATCAAGACAAAAATTCTGCATTTGAGTTCGACGGATATGCTGTTCGTTGGGAAAGTATCAATTCACATGGTGAACAATTTGTAAAAGGAGCATTTACAGATTTTATTAATGCTGTGGCGGCTGGTGCTATGCGATGTCATATGTACTACAACCATGGTCATCGTTATGATTGGATTAGTCCTGAATTTGCAATGCGCATCGGCAAATGGCTGAAGCTTGAAGAAGATGATATTGGTTTTAAAGTTTCAGGACGGCTTACACCTGGTTTAAGTCTTGCCAAAGATGTACGAGCAATGCTTGAAGATGAAACGATAGATGGTTTGTCGATAGCATTCTTTTATCCTGATCCAATGGACATTGAAGATATGGGTAAATATGTTCGTATTAAACGAGCAAGTCTATATGAAATCAGTGTTTGTGATGAACCTAGTGATCGAAATGCACGTGTTTCTGATTCTGATATGCGAGATATTCAAACTGAAACAGATATGAAGCTTTATCTCGGACGAAAGTTTCATCTTGATGAAGCAGCGGCATCATCCTTAATCCAACGTGTTCAAAGTATTGGCCAAGATCAACCAGGAATAAAAACAGATCCATTTGCTTGGTTAGACCAAGTTTAAATTTTTTAAATGAAACAAACATGACCGCCTTTAATGGCGGTTTTCTTTTTTAAAAGGAAAAAATATGACTGCTCATCAAAAACTGCCACTCATTGGCTCAATGCAAATTTTTACCCGTAACGAAGGTGGTAACCCACTTGATACGGCATCAGCAGAGTTAAAAAAACGTTTAAAACAATTAGATGATTTAATTGAAAGTCGTCAAACCCAGTTAGCCAATCTACCAGATGATGCTAAAGCGGAGTTGGAAGAACGGGCAAAAGACATTGCGAAATTAGTCGCCGATATTGATCAAATCAAAACTGATTTGGTTAATCAAGCAAAAACTCGTTCTGAAGACGAACAAGGTGGTATTGCAGCAATTTTGGTCCGTAATACCGAAGCTTTAGAAATTGCCAAAACTATGCTTGAAAAACGTCAGAAAAATACTTCTGTTGCGTTTGATGGTATCAAAGCACGTAATATTATTACTTTGGGATCATTGGGCGAAAATTATCAATACGCCAAAAATGATTTAAATCGTGTGCCATGGCAACCATTAACTGTGGTTGATCTTATTAATTGGGCACCTATCCAGGGTGATATTGTAACGTTGTTGCGTGAAACGGCATGGAATTTAATGGCAGACATTGTTCCTGAAGGTACGATGAAGCCTGAATCATTGCTTAAATTTGATACCCAAGTCCTGAATGTAGGCACCATTGCACATTGGATTCAGGTATCAAATCAGGTGCTTGCAGATATGCCAATGCTTGCGGCATATATCGAGTCACGTTTGGCATATGGTATTCGCTATAAACTTGAATATTTTGTGATTAATGGCCATGTTCCTGCATCGGGTCAACCTAAAAACTTTAGTGGTTTAATGGAAGCTGGAAATTATCTCACGATTGACGCTGTAGCTGGTGATACTTCACTTGATGTTTTGAACAAAGCGAAATACAAAGCAGCGGCTTCATTTATTCAACCTGAATGTTACATTCTAAATCCGCAAGATTGGGGTGCAATCGAGCGTTTAAAGGGTGCAGATGGACATTACTTAATTGGTGTACCGACTGGAACAGGTGTTCAAGCGTTCTTATGGGGGCTACCTGTTCGTTTTAGTCCAGTTCAAGCTGCCGAAAAATTCTGGTGCGGTAATTTGTCAATCGGTTTTGATGGCTATATCCGTGAAGATGTTGATACACAAGTTTCATTGGAAGATGGTGATAATTTCCGTAAAAACTTGGCAACAGTACGTTCAGAAATGCGTGCAGCAGGTGGGGTCATTGTTCCAGATGCCAATGTTGCAGGTGATTTACCAAAAGTTGGCAGTGGTAGTGGCGGTGCTGATGGTGGTGAAGGTGGCGGTGCTTAATACCTAAATTTATTGAATTAAAAGCAGTCTTCGGACTGCTTTTTTTACCTCTTTTTATGTCAAAAAAAGGCTATTTTTATGAGTGACTTAATTACTTTAGAAATGACAAAAAAGCACTTACGCGTGATTCATGAGCGTGACGATGCATATATTGAGTTATTGATAAAAGCAGCTACACAGAACGTACTGGATTTCATTGATTTTTCGGATTGGGATGCGGTTAAAGAAAAATATAAAGGTGCAATTCCTGAAAATTTATCAGTTGCTGCATTGTTGATTATCTCTGACATGTATCAAAACCGCGCATCTCAAACAGACGTTAATTTATATGTGAACCGTGCATGTGAAAACTTGATGTTTCCATCACGAAATATGGGGGTCTAAATGCAATCAGGTGATCTAGACCATCTATTCGATGTTTATGAACAAACTGAAGAAAAAAATGCTGGTGGTCAAAAAAAACAAATATGGAAAAAGATTGGTCAATTTTATGGTGGAGTGCTACCGATCAGCGCCAATTCATTTGTCCAGTCAAGCGTTCAAGGTTCAGCTTTAATTTGTCGGGTTGTCATGCGTCCAGATGATTTTCCAGAAATATCTGCAATTCATATTATCCA